AGGAACTCCGCTGTCTAAAGAGGAAGCTTGTGCTTTGAATATTTGTACAGCTGCGCGTGAATGGTTCAATCATGGACCTAGCGTATATGAGATGCGGAGAAAACAGATGATTGAAATAGCTGAGAAACATGGGTTGTTGCATATGTGTGAAACTTTGCATCAAACTTATGAAGATATGGCTGCGGATTGGAAGTTGGCATATGCCTAACTCAGGCGATAAACGAGTGGCAGTTTTAAATCTGAGCCAAGCAAAATTAACTTGTGTGTACAGGTTACGGTGAGTATCATTGTAGTTTGTTGTTCTACATGCTCATACGCGTCACACATTTATAAAATGCAACAAACCAAATGGCAATAGACGTAAGTCATTATGGTGTAAATAATCGTCTGGTCAATGTTTAAAACACTGTACATTTAATTCATCTGTTGAGGTTAGCAGGGAGACCGAAATTCCTGAAGAAGCGGATGCTTCGAATTTTCAACATCAAAATAGTTCAATGGAAACTCAGGATGATCCACATTGGAAGTCTTTTGAAAATTATATCCGAGAGATTTCTGAATTGCGCCAATTAGTAATAGATATAGAGCGGCGAAATAATGAGCTTGAACGAATTGCTGGTTCATCATCACCAGTAGATGTTGCATATTTCCCACCACAAAGTGGAGAGGAATTGGATTCCATTCACAAACGTTATGAGGAATATGATAGAGTGACATATGAAGAAGTGTTACTCATTATTGATGATGAAAAACTTCGTAGATCTTTAGTACCTCAGAGTGGTCGAGAAAAAGTTTCACCAGGTTTGGGCATAATGGAGCCCAATAACGGTAAAAGGAGATTTCAGACTCGATTATGGAAGACTGAGTACGAAAGATATAAGATTTACGAAGAACAAAGAAAGCAGCTTAGGCAACAATTGGAAACAGTGAATGAATTGAATCCACAAAGTGGTATTGAAGGAACAACTATTTCTAAAACTATGCCTTTATCGAAACATGCTACAATGAATTTTGATGATGAATCAATGAGTCATCATTACATTGTAGATTCTGAGTACGATAATACGAGGTACTTAAGGGACAAAAATGATGCGAATCTAGACGACTTTTTCAAGCGTCCTGTGAGAATTGCAACATACCCATGGTCACCTAGTATAACGTTAGCTGCCACTTTTAATCCATGGTCTTTGTTTTTGGACAACCCTCGCGTTGCTAATAGACTTTCCAACTATAAGTTGATGAGAGGCAAATTGCGCGTGAAAGCTGTTATTAATGGCAATGGATTTTATTATGGAAGATTGTTACTTGCTTACAATCCTTTACCGGGTTGGGACGATCTTTCGACACATTCTGCATTAGTTCGAACGGATCTGGTGCAGACTACTCAATTACCGCACATATATATTGATCCCACTACATCACAGGGTGGGGAAATGACATTGCCTTTCTTTTGGTATGAAGATTATGTTGACATTTCAACAGCTGATTGGACCGAATTAGGGGAGATGTATGTGCGTGTATTAAATCCATTGAAACATGCTAATGGGGCGAATACTCCTTTGAATGTGACTATCTTTGCATGGATGGAAGATATTGAATTTTCTGTCCCAACTGCAACAAATCAATCCACTCTTACTCCGCAATCAGGAGAAGAAATTGAAGAAGCTAATAGCAAAGGTATTATTTCAGGACCTGCTAGTGTCATTTCCAAAATGGCAAAAGTGGCGTCGGGAATTAGTGTTATCGCTCCTTATGCGATGGCTACATCAAAGGCAGCCGATATGATAGGTGGTATGGCTAAATTGTTTGGCTATTGTGCGCCTCCTATTACAAAGGCACCTGAACCTTATCGTCCTCAACCGACTAGTACATTGGCATTAACCAATGTGCCACAGACTACTAATAGGTTGACATTAGATGAAAAACAGGAGTTGTCTATTGACCCGCGAATAGCAGGATTATCTGGAGACGATCCATTGAATATTAGAGATATTGCAAAGAGGGAGGCTTACTACACGTCTTTCACTTATTCTCTTTCTCAATCAACGGATAATATCATTTTCCAGATGGCTGTGAATCCTGCTGTGTGGAGGAATTTTGCAGGAGCCAATCCAGGTACCACTGGTTTTATGTTTCCGCCATGTGCGGTTGCTGCTATGCCATTTCAATTTTGGACAGGTACCATGCGATATCGATTTCAAATTGTATCGTCAGCATTTCACAAGGGTAGATTGCGGATTGGATACGATCCGTCTGCTACCCCATCAGATCCTGAGTATAATATCAATTATCAGCGGATAGTTGACATTTCAAAGGATAGAGATGTGACGATTGAAATTGGTCCTGCACAAACAACAGCATTGATGAGGCCTTATCAATGGTCTCTTGGTGATAGAGAGTCATCGATGTTTACTACTTCTTCTACACCTTTGACTTTCAATCCAGGTAATGGTTTTATATTTGTTTCTGTGTTAAATGAGCTCACTGTTCCAAATAGTGATATTGATAATGACATAGAGATAAATGTGTTTGTATCTGCTGGGGACGATTTCGAGGTTTTTGTTCCTACATCAAGCGAATTAGTTCGTATGACGTTTTTCGATCAAGAGCCTTTGCCTCCACAATCTGGTATTGAACATTCACCAAATGACATTGCTGCAGAAAACGATAATGCACCGTTCTCTACTAACATGGAGAGAATGGGCACAAATGAACAAGTGTTAACTGATTTGAATAAGGTTTTTGCTGGAGAAGCTATTGCCTCTTTTCGACCTTTGTTGAAAAGAGCTATGTTACACGAATCTTTAGAGATACAATCTGGTCAAAGGGTTGCTTCATGGATACGTAATTATTTTCCAAAATTGCAAGGATTTTCACCTGATGCACAGGGTGCAAATGATTTCAATTATGTTCCCACAAATTTATTGCATTGGGTTCGGTATGCCTTTCAGGGTCATAGGGGCAGCATTCGTTGGAAAGCTGTGCCAAACATACCTCGTACTGGTAACATGAATTTGTATGCACATAGATTGTGGCCTACTGGCACTCAAGAAGCTACTGCATTTGCATTGCCATCTTATGGTAATCAAGATGTTAATGGTTTTGAGAATATTTATTCTGCATTATCATTGGAGACACCTGATGGTGGAATTGCTTCTTGGGATGGAGCAGCATATACTGATTCACCAGTCAACACAACTTTAGAAGTTGAGATACCATATTATTCTCGATTTCGATTTTCACCGGGTAAAGATGCACGTCAATCATCTTTCACCCCTTTTGATCCTTCTTTCCGTTGGAGAGCTACTTATTTTTCAAATTCAGATGGTGCTCTTGATACTTGGTGTAGTACGGGAGAAGATTTCCAAGTTTACTTTTGGACGGGTCTACCGAGAATGTATTTAGGTGCATTACCTGACCCATAATTGACACTTTAGCAAAGTATAAATGCAGTGTACTGTGACCGTACACGGGGCCTAAACAATGGCTAACTGGTCGCGCCGAATATTAGTTCGATTCCCGAATTTTTACCTGGCGTTGCCAGGGTTTTTCACGGAGTCACAACTTTTAATAGC